ATCTTAGATCTTGTATCTGGGGTTATATTGTCGTATCCTCTAATAATGACGTCTTTTATTATATGGAAGATAACCATTACTATGATGAAAACCGTTGCCGATATGATGAAGCTTTGACTCATACTTTAATATAAGAACTTTTTACATGGGATCCTAATAACGTAAGGGATTTTTTTGGGAGAATTTTCGGTATATAACACTTAAAAAAACGCGGGAGCGCTTGCGGGTGAACCCGTTAACGGTCCATATTAAAAGCCATAACTGTTCTCACCACACCTTCAAGCGATGGCATTACCTCATGGTAAATAAAACCGGGAAATAATACAAGCATACCTGTTGAAGGAGTGATAAACTCATGTTCGGCAGTATAATCACCCATAGGGTGCTTAATATTATCTTGAACTGTACCTAATTCACTAACAGGGTTTTCTAATATAAGATCACCTGCCTGTTCGTTTGCTCTAATCCAAAACACACCAGATACCCTACTTATACCGTGATTATGTCTTCTATGCATACCGTCTTGTCTATAGTCTTGAAACCAATAGTTCATTCTGTTACCATTATGATAACCTGTTTCTTCACAATACTCATTAGTGCATTCAATTATCCAATCAAAGAAGTTCTGAGCTTCTTCAGGTTTAACTATTCTCTCTCCAAAAAAGTCACTTGACATAGGGTTACGCATTATATCTCTATCTTGATCTAATAATTTATCAAGTTTAGGTAATGCTTGAATTGTTATTTCTTCTAGTATTTCCTGTGGAGCAATAGTTTGGTACAAAGGAGTGCTAAATATTTTCTTGATCTTTGACATATTGGTTCTATCTTATACTATAATATAGGAACTATTTATCATATATGCAACCAATCGATCCACATACTCTATTCTCTATCTTCGAACAAGGAGATGAAGAAATCTATAAAGAACATGGTATGGAGGATGCTCTTCAAAATCCTTTTGTACTTATGGGTATGGTTGTAAAGGGTATTGAGAATTACTTTATAATGGATCAAATGTATATTAGACGTTATGCTAACAAGTATAAGAATGTAAGAAACATAACGAAACTAAAATACTTTAACAATCTATACGGTTACCTTGATAGAATTGATAGCGACAATTTTGAAGATATGTATAAAATAGGAGAATCTTTTAGTTCTTCTGATACTCATTATGCTTTAGATTATATGAGATTATTTTACGAGAAGTTAGAACATTATGAAAAATGTGCTGTAGTTAAAAGGTATATAGATCTCTTAATTAAACAAGAGAATAAACAATTGGTTTAAATGAAATCAGGTTGGTTTTTTGGTGACAGTTTTACTGCTGGATGGGGATTTGACCACCATTGGGCTAAGAACTATGTATATTGGAGAGAGGATCATTTTGAGGATGGTAGTCCTATAAGTAGGTGGAAGCAATGGGGATATAGATATCAAGATAGTACGTTTTCTAAGTTACTATGTAGCCATTATAGATTACAGCATAAAAATTTTGCTAGACCAGGAGCTACTAACGAGTATATAATAAACAGTATCTGGAAAGAGTTACCTAATATGAACGGAGGTGATTATGTTGTTATTGGAGATACCCATCCATTGCGAGTATCTCATTTTTTCGGTACTAGTAAGAGAATGGAGTTTGTTTCATTGTTAAAAAATAACGATACTGAAGAGTTTGAGGTAGAAGCTGGTGAATTTGCTTCAGAAGAATTTAAAAAGGCTTGTTTAGATTATTTGGTTTATATAGGTATGCCTAATGAACACGGGTGGGTAGATTATTATAGAGATGTGTATACTGATATTGTAAAGTACCTTAATAAAAAAGGTATAAAAGCAACTGTAGTTTCTAATACTCTTTGGAGTTGTGTAGAAGATATATATGATTGGACTAGAGATAGTAAAATATACGATGAAGTGAAAGATTACCATTGGAGTCCTAATGGACATAGAAAGGTATATAAAATGCTTGTTGAAGTATTAGAACAAAATCTAAATTTTCTTGATAGGGATAAGTATTTACGTTATGAAAAGTTTGGTACTCTGAGTTTTTCTGCCTATATTTAGATATATAAAAAAATTAAGGTTATGTTTTATTATTTTACTATTGGTTTATTAACCGCTATTGCTATTTTTATTTTGTTAAGACTTACTTCTACTGTGATAATGATGTGGAAAGTTAACGGGGTGTCTATATTACCTCACTTATTAGTGTTAATTTTTTTACTTTTTTTAGCGTCTTGCTCTAAAGAAGATATCTATCCAGATGTTTGTATAGATGGGAATTGCAATGCAGAGTTAATACTTAAGTATCCGATTGACGAGAATGGGTACTACCATGTTAAACTAGACTACGAACAAGAGTATAAACCAAGGTTCCATATTGAAATTGAAGCAGATAATATTAATGACTATTGGAGATATAATGGTAGACCGGTTGCTTTTGCTATTTTTAATTCGGATGCTTCAAGGATGTTGTTAGGAGATGAAGTTAAATTAGTTCAAGAGACAGAAGTTTACTTATCAGAAGTAGATCCTAACAAACTTTACGGTAAACGTATTATAGGCCCAGTAGTTAACCAGTTTAAAGGTGATACTATTACAGTGGATGCTAAGGTGTATTGGGATGGAGGAGTAAAATTATACGAAAAATACCAAAAAACTTTGAAAATTATCTTAGAATAGTTGATTCTTTGAAAAATAATCATTATCTTAATTTATATTATATAAAGAATATATAAATATATAAAAGATAATATATAAGTATATAAATATATATTAATAATTAATAAAATTAATCTAATATGTCATTATCGGCCGAAAAAATACTTTCAAACTTTGAAAAACATCAAAAAATAGTTAAAACTTATATTGGTGAACGTCAAGAACAGGTTTTATCTATGATTGATACCTTAGGAGAGAATTATGTCATGGCTCCTGCTAGTGGTAAATCTTGGTACCATAGTGCTTTTGCAGGTGGATACGTCGATCATGTCAATAGAGTAGTGGAATATGCGGTAAAGCAGTCAAGGTTATATCAAGAGATGGGTGGAAATGTAGATTACACCGAAGAAGAACTAGTCTTTGCCGCATTATTTCACGATTTAGGTAAGATAGGTGATGGTGAAAGACCGAATTACCTACCTCAAACCGATAAATGGCGTCAAGATAAACTATCAGAAATGTATACTAACAATCCTGATCTTGATTTTATGCTTATCCCAGACCGTTCACTGTTTATATTACAGAAATTTGGTATAAAAGTTAGTCAAAAAGAGTTTTTAGGTATTAGATTACATGACGGAGTGTTTGATGAGGCTAATAAAGCTTATTTCTTTAGTTATCAAGAATCATCACGTCAAAAAACATCAATCATTTCAGTGCTACATAGTGCAGACTTCCTAGCTTCCAAAGTTGAATACGATATTTGGAAGAAAAATGGTGGTTCATCCCAACCTAAAACACAGAAAACACAGTCCACAACAGGAAAAACAGTAAAATCATCTCAGGGATTGTCTAATATGTTGAAAAACCTGTAATAATGTTAACTTATCAAATTATTTTAGGAGTTTTAGTGGTTACCCTACTAATTTTTATTTATATTTTAAGAAATCTACTTGTAAAAGTGGAAAAATACGAGGATGTTGTACAGGATCAAGTGCAATACCTACAAAACATATCAAATACACTAAGAGAAAGCGACCAGCATCTAAAAACACTTGACGAACGAGGGGTCTTTCAGTCAGATGATGAAGTTGGAGAGTTCTTTAAACAAATGCAAGAAGTGCAAAAAGAGCTAAACCGATATATGCTCCCCGAAAATTATGGCAAGGAAGAAATCCAAAGCTAATTACTTTACATCAGAGACAGAAGAATATATTAAAAAATACAACACCTCTACTGACCCAGTCTATAGAGCTAAGATCTTTACAGATCATATATACTTACCGTTTTATAAGTTAGCAGAAAATATAATACACACTTTTAAGTTTTACTACACCGATGTAGAACAAATCGAAGATCTCAAACACGAAATCGTTTCCGTACTACTAGAAGAAAAGATTATGAAGTTTGACCCCGACAACGGAGCAAAAGCATACTCTTATTTCGGTACAATAGTAAAAAGGTGGT